ATAAAGGAAGGGGGAGGGCAATAGCCTTCCCTTTTTTGATTCATCATGATACACCTCAACCCAAATAGCGCAGACGAGCAGTTCATTTATTTGACGCTCGCAGAGATGAAGAAAGACTTTGCCGCGTTCACGAATTATCTCATAATTTTGGAGAACATGGCAAGCACGGATAACCACGCATTTATTGGAGATGTCGAAGTCGACAACGCTCGATATACCAAGATAAGCGTCTACACGAACCAACCTCTCGGGGTATCAAGCCGTGTCCTCCTCACCGAGACAGGGCTTTACACGTACAAAGCATACGGGCAGAACAGCACGAACAACTTGAATCCGACCGATGCTTCGATTGTTGGACTGCTTGAACAAGGGACTCTCAATGTGACGGGTGCGATTGGGTACGATATACCCGACATCACAATCCCCGATAATTACATATATTACCAATAATGGAATTAATCCAACTCAACCAATACGAAGAGCGATCCTATCGGGAGACAGCCAATAAGATGGGCTTCGTCAATTACGGAGATGATAACCTCTTCCCTCAATACCTCGTCGACCTCTTTCATTCGTCAGCTACTCACAACGCATTGTCGACAACTATCGCGATGATGATATTCGGGGAAGGGTTTGACGCTACGACCCTTGATGGAAGGCTTGCTTTTGACCAATGGAATCTCAACGACGAACTCCGGAAGGCTTGTCTCGACTTTAAGATTCAAGGCGGGTTCGCTCTCGAAGTGAATTGGAGCATCGACCGAACGACGATTGCAAACGTCTCCCACCTTCCCTTTGAGAATATCCGTTCGGGCTTTGTCAATGAAGACGAGAAGGTTGAGTATTATTATTACTCCAAAGACTGGAACGATAAGCGCGAAGAGCCTTCGGAGATATGCACCTTTGACCCTGAGAGGAATATCGAACACCCGACACAGATTCTTTATGTGAAGCCGTTCTCTCCGGGGTCGTTCTACTACCCGAAACCCGATTATGTTGGCTCGATTAACTACATCGAACTCGACAAAGAAATCGGGGTCTATCATATCAATAATATGAAGAACGGAATGAGTCCTTCGTTCTCCATCCACTTTAAGAACGGCATTCCACCGCAAGAGGAACGAAACCGAATACGAATGGATATCGAAAGGCAGTTGAGCGGAGCAAGCAACGCAGGGAAGTTCATCGTCACGTATTCGGACGATCCCGATAGGAAGCCTGACTTCGAGCCGTTCCAATTATCGGACGCTCACAACCAATATCAATTCCTTTCGGAGGAAGTTACTTCGAAGATTATGGTCGGACACCGTGTGACCTCTCCGCAAATGTTCGGGGTTGCGGTACCGGGTAAACTCGGAGGCGGTGGAGAGCTTGCAGAGGCTTCGGAACTCTTCGAGAAGAATGTCATTGCACCGGCTCGACAAGTAGTCACAGAAGCCGTGAAAACGCTTCTCCGTGCCGCTGGTCTCGATGCTCAACTTGTTCAACTATCAGAAGAGCCACAAGAAGTGAACCTCGATGGATGCGTCGACTACCTCACCGACAAAGGCGAAGAGATGGACGATGAATGGGAGTTGATAGATGAATCTCCCGTCGATTACGACCTTGAGAAAGCACGGGACGCGATGTGGGCTTTTGCGAGCGTTCCTTCATCGAATCCCAACGGCAAGAGCGAACAAGATACCGAGATCATCAAAGTTCGTTACACCTACGCTCCCAATTCCACGCAAGAGAGTTCCCGCGACTTCTGCAAACAGATGGTCAACGCTGGCAAAGTCTACCGCAAGGAAGACATCGAAGCCGCTAGTTTAAGAGCGGTGAATCCCGGACTCGGTGCAAATGGTGCAAATACTTACGACCTCTTTCTCTTCAAAGGCGGGGCGCGATGCCATCACTTCTGGAGCCGTCAAACATACTTGCGAAAGAACAACAAGAAGATATCTGTCAACCAAGCGAAGAAACTCATCCGAGAAGCGGGAGTCGATGCGAAGCGATTACCCGAAAACGATAAGCGAGTTGCACAACGTCCCGTCGATATGCCTAACGAAGGCTTCATAAACCCCCGATAATGTCACTACAAGCCGAAGTCCTCTTTGTGAATCCGGATTATATCAAGCGGATCACCAACATAAACGGAAGCATCGAAGACGCTTACCTCGTTCCTTCGATTATCCTTTCCCAAGACAAGTACATTCAACTTTATTTGGGAACGGATTTGCTCGACAAGCTGAAATCGGATGTCTCGAGTTCAAGTTTAACGGGCGATTACGCTACTCTCATGAATGACTACGTTCGAAAAGCCACCCTTTGGTGGACGATGGTTGAACTCATCCCCTCTCTTTATGTGAAGATGGACAACGGCTCGCTCGTTTTAAGGGTATCTGAAGGCACTCAAGCCATCTCACCGGATGACTTACACCGCGAAGTGGAGAGAGCGCGTCAGAACGCCCAATTCTACACGTACCGGATGTATCAATATCTGTGCAACAACTCCTCTCTCTTTCCTGAGTACAGTTCGAACACGGGTGCGGATATGCTCCCGCAACCAGCGGACTACTTCCAGAGCGGAATGAGCATAAGCAGCGGAGGCGTTCCCAATATCGTAGACCTCAAACAATTCTTCGGATGAGAAAGAGCCGAAAAGAAAATATCACCTTATTGAAAAAGTTCCTCGATGACCTCGACCGAAATAATACTAATGATTCTCCCAAGCGCGGTCGCGATCGTGGGAGTGTGGGTAAACCTAAACCGTGAAATTGAGAAATTGAAGGGGCGCATCATCCGCGTTGAGTCCGATAAAGACGAACTCAAAGACATGATGAAGGAAGTCGTGAAGGCGGTTCACAAGATTGAACTCATGCTCGCGGAACGATGAGACACTTCAAACTCAGAGAATTTGATTCACCCGATGCACCCGGCTCGGGTCGTATGATGGACAGAGGCTTTCTTCGTTTGCTCGATGAAGCTCGGGATTGCGCTTCCATTCCCTTTCGTATTTCTTCGGGATTTCGCACGGTTGATTACAACCGCGAACTCATCGACAGAGGCTTACCCGCTTCCCGTAATTCTTCGCACCTCCTCGGACTCGCAGCCGATATCGAGGTCAGGAATTCACAAGAGCGGTTTATCATCATCGATGCGTTGATGGAAGTTGGCTTTACGCGGTTGGGGATTGGAAAGAATTTCATACACTGCGACATAGACGAAATGAAAGAAGAAAATAGAATATGGACATATGTATGATTTAATTACCAAAGACCGCGATATCCACGTCCTCCCGTTCGACTTTGAGAACACCGAAGACGTGAAGAGTGTTTATCTGCTCTCAGACATTCACTTCGATTCCGTTAAGTGCGACCGCAAACTCTTCTTCAAACACCTCGACCGAGCCAAAGAAGAGAACGCGGTTGTTTTGATTCTGGGCGATTTGTATGATTTGATGAATATGAAGTTCGATCCTCGCGGTTCTTACGACTCATTGCGTCCCGAACTCAAAGCGATGGCATACATCGATGAGGTCATAAAGGACTGCACCGATAAGCTCGAGCCGTACAAGGATATTATCAAACTCATCGGACAGGGAAACCACGAGACCAACATCACGAAACGACACGGGGTCGATCCCATTCAACGAACGGTGGGCATCCTCAACGCCAACGGAGGGAATATGATTGCAGGATATTACGCAGGGTGGGTCGTAATCAAATGCAGTCGTAATGGCAAGGGAGGGCGCAGAAGCTTTCCCCTTCACTATCACCACGGGTACGGAGGCAACGCGAAACGCTCGAAGGGTGTTCTGAATGTGGACATTGATATGAAGGATTATCCGCAAGCGGTTATCATTGCACGCGGTCACACGCACCAGAAATGGTATGTCCCAGTCATGCGCGATGTACTGACCTCCAACTTTAACCACGGACAAGAAACGGTTCACGTAGTTCAAACGGGATCATACAAAAAGAAAGACCGTTCTATCGGGTGGGAAGTTGAGAAGGGCTTCTCTGTTCCTCGGTTGGGCGGTTGGAAGTTTTCTATTAAACCTCACGGGCAATCATACGACATCCAATGCGAGGAACTCCACTAAAAGAAACAAAGCTCGGGCAATGGTTCAAAACAAAAGCACCGAAGGTATTCGACCTCATCGGGGAGATTGTCCCAGGTGCGGACGCTCTGAAGGCGATAGGTGCTCTAATCGACAACACCGAAACCAGCGACGAAGAAAAGATAAAAGCCAAGCTGTTGATGGAGGAGATAGCAAATGCGGACAGAGCGAACGCGAGGAATCGGGAGATTGAGATTACAAAGAGTCTCGGTCAGCGCGATTGGATGCAAGTCTTTGTCGGGTCGGCTGCTATGATTATCGGAATTGTCATGGTTGTTTGGGCGAAGACGGGGGTCGAGGACAAGGAAATCTTCTTCCATATACTCGGGTTTGCTGAAGGTACCCTCGTGGGTCAGGTTGTAAATTATTATTTCGGTTCCGCTAAAAATTAGTATATTCGGGTTCTGTTTTGTTAGGGTATAGCTTACCCGTGTTACGTTTGTAGGGAGGGAGGTCCAACGGGGCTTCCCTCTTTTTTTTGCACAAAAGCGAAATAAAATTTTGTAGAACGAAAGTTCTTTCGTAGTATTGCCCCATGAACGACAACAAACAAACAGAACTCAAGCAAGCGTGGCTCACCTTGCATGACCTCCGACAGGAGCAACCCACAAGCCATCGTCTCACACGTACCGCGCTTCAAATGGCGATGGATATCGTACAAGAAAACATCGATTTATGAGCCATAGACAGGAAGAGAATTGGGTCACGGGTAAGACGCATACCCGATCCGCATCCGCTTACCGCACTTCGATATGGACTCCCGTTGACGAAGACGATTTCTATAAGAATCGAGAGAAGTATATCGAAGCGGGATGGAAGTCGTACTGCTGGACAAAGGGTGCGGAGGGATACGACAAGTATTTCCTTTCAAAATTACCGAAGGACGAGTTTGAACACCTCTTAATGGTCGAAAAGAAGTACGGATATTTCACCTTGTTTTTTCATATGGATGAAGATTAATTCTTACAAGATGGACGAGATTAAAGAAGACGTGCTCAAGTATTGGACTTGGGCGCAAGAAGAATTCAAAGGGGAGGATATAGACCGCCTCCGCTTTGAAGTGGACTCCGCAATTACAAACCTTAACAGACACATCAATAATGAATTCAGAAGAAAAGCAATGGGTAAAACCGATATGCGTTCGAAGTAGCGTAAACGTAAACCCCGCGAAGAGTTACAACGACTTCGCCCAAAACCTCCGAGATGAAGACGCGGAATTCGACCGCCTGATCTCTCAACTTAAAGAATCCATCCGCAGAGCGCGGACGAAATAAATCCCTAAAACCAAAGAAAATGGGACAATCTAAAATCAAGACCATTCAACCGAATGGCACCTATGACAGCCAAAACGGCTTGATGTACAAGTTCGAAATACAACTCGAATCCGGAGACAGCGGAGAGGTATCGGCAAAGAGCCAAGACCGCTGGAGCGTTGGAGACGAAGTAGAGTTCGAAGTCACCCCGTCGAAGTGGGGAGACCGAATGAAACTGACGAAGCCGGGATTCACCCCGAATCAATCCAAAGCAAACAACCCTGACATTCAAAAGAGGATCGACGCAAGTTGGGCAATCGGTCACGCGATAGCGCAAGAGAGCGACCCGGAGAAGATTCTTGAAGCGGCTGAGTTCCTTTTGTCCATCCGTTCAACCCTTATCTCCAAGCTATGAAACATAAGCCATATACAACAGCGGAGGAACGCTTGCTCGTTAAGATGATCAACGACCACCTCGGGTCGACGGGTCAAGTTCAATGGCGCAACATGGGACACATTACCGGACGAGACACGAAGTCTATGTCGAATCATTGGCAAGCCATCAAGAAGGACTATGAGTGGAACGGGAAGCGGTACGTTTTAAGAGGCTCAACGCTCTTCAGCCAACCCAAGCCGCCGTACAAGAAAGATAAGCCAAAGACGACCCCTGTAAATAAGCGAGTGAAGGTATCTCGGTCTTTCTTTTGGGGAGCTTTAAAAGTAACGCGCTATGAATAATATTAAATTGTTCTTGATCCGGAACTATGGCTCGACTCACAACGCGGCTCAAACTCTGGACGTGACACCCAACACCGTTCGCAATTGGTGCGGGCGGATGCCACGCAATATCCTCAAGCACCTTCCGGAGATATCGGAAACGTGCGGAGCGACATACGCGGAGATTGTCGAAGAGGTTCTCTTATGCGAAAGAGAAGGGATGGAATGAAATTAATTTCATCATTAACTTTGGCGAAATGAACGGAATCTGGATACCCCAGGAGATTTGGTTGCTGGACGACCTCTCTCCCATGCAAAGAATTCTCCTCTCTAAAATTCACGCGCTCAGTCACAAGGACGGATCGTGTTGGGCGGGAGATGAGTTCCTCGCTGAGTCTCTTGGGGTCTCTTCTCAGTACATCCGTAAG